TCCTTGCCCATCCGCTCGAAATACGACGCCGCCCAGACCACCGGCAACAACCGCCGCCACTGGGCTCTGGCCGACGCCCTCTCGGCCAATGCCGCCAACTCCCCCGAGATCCGCGCCATTATCCGCGCCCGCGCACGTTACGAGATGGCCAACAACTCGTGGGCCAAGGGCATGGCGCTGACACTGGCCAAGGCGACTATCGGCAAGGGGCCGCGCCTGCAGATGAACACGCCCAACAGGGAACTGAACCGTACGGCCGAAGCCCTCTGGATAAAGTGGTCCCGCCGAATCCGTCTGGCCGCCAAGCTCCGGACCATGCGAATGGCCCGCATCAGCGACGGCGAGGCGTTCGGTCTTATCGGCATAAACAAGGGCCTGGACTCCTCGATAAATCTGGACCTGCGACTAATCGAAGCGGACCAGATCGCCAGCCCGCAGCGGCTGGCTCGAAATCTCCTCGGCGGCGACGAGATCGTCGACGGTATCGAGTCCGACGCATTCGGCAATCCGACCGCCTACTACATGCTCCCTCACCACCCCGGCGGCGACTCGCTGGATATCGACCCCGCCGCCAGGCGGATCGAGGCTCGACAGGTAATCCACTGGCAACGGGATGACCGCCCCGGTACGCATCGAGCCGTTCCCGAGATCACCCCGGCCTTGCCCCTGTTCGCTCAACTCCGGCGGTACACGCTGGCCGTCGTCGATGCGGCCGAAACCGCCGCCGACTACTCGGTGATCTTCTACACCGACCTGCTGCCGCCCGACACCGGGGCGGCTGAGGTCCCCGAGGCCAGCGAGTTCGGGACAATCGAACTCGAACGGCGCATGGCCACCTTCGTCCCCGACGGCTGGAAGGCCGCCCAGATGAAGGCCGAGCAGCCGACCACCCTCTACGACACATTCGTCCGCTCCATCATCAACGAGATCGCCCGCTGCCTGGAGATGCCCCTGAATATCGCCTCGGGCAATTCCGGCGGCTACAACTTCGCTTCCGGCAGACTCGACGGCCAGGGTTTCCATAAGTTCATCGAAGTCGAACGCGACGACTGCGAGGTGGTCGCCATCGAACCGATCTTCGCCGTCTGGCTCCGACAACTGATGCTTCTGACCCAGTTCGCCGAGTGGCGAAACTCCGAGGAGTCGCTTCCCCATCAGTTCTTCTGGGACGGCAACGAGCCGGTGGACCCCGTCAAGGAGGCCGCCGCCCAATCCACCAGACTCGTCAACGGCGCAACCACGCTTGCGGCCGAATACGCCAGCCAGGGCAAGGACTGGGAGACCCAGCAGGAGCAGGGGGTCCGCGAGAAGCTCAACAAGGTCCAACTCGCCAAGGACCTGGCCTCCCAATACGGGCTGAGCGAAGAAGAGGCCATCGGCGTCGTTACGGCCGGCGACCAGGTCAGCATCAACATCGGACAGGACAAGGACAGCGACCAATGAAGCTCAATATCAAAAACCCATTCGCTCGCAACTGCATCGGGAAGCTCATCGAGGCCGAACATGCCCCCGACGACCGGATGATGCAGATCACCGCCGCCGTGGATATCACCGCCGCGCCCGCGGGCGACGACGGCAAGCCGGACCCCGGCAAGGCCCGACCATTCTCGATGGTCGCCTACACCGGCGGGACGCTGAAGCTGCAGGGCTGGTTCCATCCCGTGGTGGTCGATCTCGAAGGGCTGCAGATCAGCACGCCCATGACGATCCTCGGCAACCACCTCAACGATCCGGACTGGGTCGCGGGCAGCGCCGACAGCATCGAGGTCCGGGACCATCAACTGCTGATCGCAGGCGAGGTCTTCCCCAAGGACACCACGCCAATGACCCAGAAGATCGCCCGCCTCTCTGCGGCCGGGATGAAGTGGCAGGCGTCTATTGGAGCCGAAGCGATCCGCATGGAGTTCATCCAGCCCGGCAAGAAGGCCAATGCAAACGGCCGGACGTTCGACGGGCCGTGTTACATCGCACGCAAGGCGAAGTTGCGTGAGACATCGTTTGTGGTACTCGGAGCCGATGGCGGAACATCGGCCAACGTAGCGGCGTCGCAGACGCCCGAACTTATAGGAGCCGAAACAATGAATCCCCAGTTCAAGCAATGGCTTACCGCCAATGGATTTGACCCCGAAATCGTAGCTTCCAACGAATCGCAGTCGCAGTTCCTGGAGGCCGCATGGAAAACCGAAACCCAGCCGCCTGCAGAACCCGATGGCGACAGCGTGAGTCTGGATGACCTACAGGCCCAGATCGCCGATATGCGCCGCGAGCACCAGATCGCCCGTATCTGCGGCGGCGAGTTCGCCGACATTCAGGCCCAAGCTCTGAAGGAAGGCTGGACCGCCGAACTTGTGGAGGCGAAGGTCGAAACCGCCCGCCAGAAGCAGAAACTCGAAGCGGGCTTCGCCATGCCGCAGATACATATATCCGGCGACGGGTCGGACGGACCCAACCCCGCGGCGGTCATGGAGGCGTCCCTCTGCATCTCCGGCGTATTGTCCGAGGAAGAGGCGGGCGCATATTTCGATGAGCGGACGATGAACGCCGCCGTCGGGTCGGACTTCCAGGGCTTTGGTCTGGCTGACCTTATGTTCGCCAGTATCGCAGCGGCCGGCACGGCTATCCGCGCCGGCTCGGTCACCGACGAGGTGGTCCGCGCGGCGATGACGGCCGACAGGCGCCAGATCGAGGCGGGCTTCAGTACGCTGAGCTTCAGCGGCATCCTGTCGAACGTCGCCAACAAGCGGCTGCTCAAGGCGTACCGGGCTGTGCCGTCGGTGATCGACCGGATCGCCGCGCTCCGCGATGTGCCCGACTTCAAGCAGGTCACCAGCTACTCGCTGGCCGCCGACGGCAGTTTCCAGGAAGTCGGCCCGGACGGCGAACTCAAGCACATTGGCCTGAAGGACACCGGCTACACCAACCAGGCGAAAACCGAAGGCGCGATCATCGCCCTGACGCGCAAGATGATGATAAACGACGACCTCGGGGCGTTCCTGAAGATCCCGGCGCTGCTGGGCCGACAGGCCGCTCTGGCCAGGGAGCGGGCGGGCTTCAAGTGCCTGCTGGACAACATCGGCGACTTCTTCCACGCCGACAACAGCAACTACGAGACAGGCGCCGACACCGCGCTGAGTATCGGTTCGCTTAGTACAGGGACCCAGACGTTCCTGGACCAGACCGACGGCAACGGCGACCCGATCCTGGTCAGCCCGGCGATCCTGCTGGTCCCCACGGGCCTGAAGATATACGCCGAGCAGCTCTACAAGGACGTTTCGGTCAACGAGACGACCACCGCCAACAAGCCCAAACCCGCGAGCAACCCGCACGCGGGCAAGTACCGCCCGATCTCCAGCCCGTTCTTGAACAACACGACCTTCCACGCCTCGGCCAGCGCCAAGGCCTGGTTCCTGCTGGCCGATCCGAACGATCTGCCCACGCTGGAGATGGTCTACCTCAAGGGCAAGCGGACGCCCACCATCGAGCGAGGCGAACTGGACTTCAACAAGCTCGGAGTCGCCTTCCGGGGCTTCTTCGACTTCGGCGCCAACCTCTGCGACTTCCGTGCCGCTGTGAAGATGTCCGGCGAGGCGTAAGAACTTAGCAGCGAAACACACTACTCCACAAACAGGAGACTTTGACAAATGGCTTACACAGGAACTTTCGTACACGACGGCGATGCAATCGACTACACCCCCGGCAGCGCCGTATCGGCCGGTGACGTGGTGGTCCAGGGCGACCTTATCGGTATCGCAAAGCTGGACATCGCAGCCGACGCGCTTGGCGCATTGGCGGTCAAAGGTGTTTTCGACTTCCCCAAGGCTTCCGGTGACAGCACCGCTATTGCCGCAGGCGCAAAGGTCTACTGGGACGCCGGCGACTCCGAGGCCAAGGAAGACGCCGAGGCCGGGGCGAACAAATACCTCGGCAAGGTTGTCATCGCCGCCGCAGACGCCGACACGACCGTCCGCGTTCGCCTGGAGCAGTAGCGGCAATGCCCAATCTACTCCAGCAAGGAAGCCAATGGCTGGCCGACACGCTCAAAGCCCATGGCGCCAGCGAGGTCGAATACCGGCGCGACGCGGAGACGTTCCCCGTCCAGGCGGTTTTCGGCAAGACCGACTACGAAGTCCAGGACGAATCCGGCCTGACGATCGGCGGCTTTGTTTGCGATTTCCTCGTCGCCGCTGCGGACCTGCCGTGGGACCCGGAAGTCGGCGACCTGATAGCCGCCGGCGGCCGGAAATACGAGGTTCTGCACGTCGGGGCCGAGGGATGCTGGCGCTGGACGGACGGACATCAGACGATGAGGCGCATACACACAAAGGACATCGGAAGCGATGACTGACTGCAGCGAGCAATATGAGAGCATCTGCAAGGCTGAGTTCGCCGAACTCCACCGCAAGCTCGACCGGATAGACGACGCCCTACGTGGCAACGGGCGCCCGGGTTTGCAGATGCGGATCGACCGCCTCGAACAGGATCGCCTGAGCCGCAGCAAGGTCTTCTGGCTGGCTCTGGGCACCGTGGGCACGTGCGCCGCGACGGCCGTGGCGATGCTCATAGCAGGATAGGAACACGTAAATGAAACTGACAATCGACATCGCCGACGCCGTCGCGGCTGAACTGAACGCCGCCGAAGCGGGAACCTTCGATGAGGATTTCACCGCCCAGCGACGGGTGTTGCCCAAGTTCGAGCTTGCGGACCTGGCGGACCTGAAACTCTCGGTAGTCCCCAAGGGCATCGAGATCGAGAACGCCAGCAGGGAGGCCCGACGCTGCGACATCTCCGTCGATATCGGCGTGCAGCAAAAAGTCGGCAAGGACGTGGATGCCGAGGTCGAAAGGCTGTGCGGGCTCGTTGAGCAAATCGCAGACTATCTCGCCGGTCGGGGGCTCTTAGCTTCGGGGATGTCCGGTGTGGCGTTTTTGTCCCTCGCCAACGAGCCGATCTACTCGACCGAGCACCTGGCCGACGACCTGGTCTTTACGTCCGTCCTGACGGTCACCTATCGCGCACTGAAATAGGACTAAAACGATGAACAACACAATCATGCGAAAGATCGATGTCACCGACAGCTACCAGCCATTGGTCAGCGAGTCGCTGGTCGGCAGCGTGACGATCTCCTGCCTTCCGACCAACGCCGGGGATGTCATTTTCAAAGGCGACGACGGGTCCGACGTCCCGTGGAAGCCGGGCCAGTGGATCGATTTCCGAAAGATCAACCTTGCGGAAGTTGAGATCAAGGGCACGCCTGGTGATGTCGTGACGGCCATAGGAGGTACCTGGTAATGGGTTTCGGAGCATCAACAACAGTCGGAAACGTTGCGGTCGATCTGGTCCAAACCGATGTGGATGGGATCATCGCCGGTATCGCCAACGGTAAGACTCTCGCGAATGTCGACGACACTCTCACGATAATCGATGGTGTCCTCGACAATATTCTCTTTGACACCGCCGACCTGCAATATCTCTATTCGTCCAGCGCGTCGAAAGGTGTCGCTGATCTGTTATTCGATGGATCGTATAGCGCGGTCGATTACCTCTACAACATCGATAGCGATCTTGGATACCTCTATTCGACGAGCGCTTCGAAAGGCGTTGCCGACCTTTTGTACGATTCGTCGTCGATGGAATCCGCCGCCGATATGCTTGACTCGATAGACGACTCGACCTCATATCTCGTGAACGGTTTGTATAACTCCAGCGCGGGCGGCGTATATGTTTCCGATCTGCTGTATTCGTCCTCGGCCGGTTACAGCATTGCCGACGAACTGTATTACTACCTTTACAATTCCGGCGCGGCGAAAGGCGTCGCCGACATGTTGTACGACGGATCATATAGCGCAGTCGATTACCTGGCCTTTATGGACAGCAACCTCGACTATCTCTATTCGTCCGGAGCATCGACGGGCGTCGCCGACCTCTTGCAATACAGCGGATTCGGTGCGGGATATTATCTCTCGAATATCGACAGCGACCTCGATTATCTCTATTCGTCCTCGGCCGGAAAAGGCGCGGCCGACATTTTGTACGACGTTGCAAGTAATACCTCGTCGCTGTCCGGTTACCTTTACAACTCGACCGCGGGCGAATCCGTCGCCGAACTGTTATACGACGGGGCGTATTCGGCCGTCGACCATCTGGCCGACATCGCGGGCGACACAAGTTA